CAAACTGAGCATAATACCTAGGTGTAGCTGAAGCTGAAGAAGCATCATACGCTTCTTGTAAAAAATTAATGTCTTTTTGTAAAAGAAAAGTTTCACTACCAGATGTTGTTATCTGCAATGAGAATGATGCTAGATAATCTGATGGTAAAGTTAAAAACTTATCACTTGTTGTAAGTGCTGATGTAACATTCTTTCTAAATACTTCTAGATCAACACTTTTAAATATTCTTTCTTCTGAACTTTTAATAAAGTCAGGAAGATGAGCAACAAAAGAAGTTTCTGAGTTATCTGTATAATCTTGTATTGCAGTTTTTAATTGTGCAAGAGTAAAACTCATTTAAGCCTCCAATGTTACTGGTCCAGCAGAGACAAACTCTCCACCGCCTGTAACAGAACCAGTTGTAGATGATCCAGAAACTTGAAAAGTATAGGCATCATCTGTTGTTTTAGTTATAGCATATCCAACAGCTAATTCAAAGAGGGCTTCTGTAATTCCATCAAAAGCAATGCAATTTCTAAATCTAACTTGATCTCCCGTTGATCTTGCATGACTTTTCTGATTAACTGTTATTATAGTTTTACTGTCGCTTGCAACTGCTGTTGTAAAAGGATTTGGATTTAAAAGAACTTCTGTAGCAGGTTCAGTTCTGTCTGGCCTTGCATCTAATACAGATTGATTTTCGTCTATCTTTACTCTTCCTAAGAAGTTTTGAGGATGATCAGGATCTACAACATCATAGCCTATTTTAAGTCCTGTTTTTACTCCGTTTTGGATTTCAAAAACAAGCTCTCTTACTGGATATCTAAAGCCAGTTCTGTCGCATATGCCATAAGCATGTTTGCCACTAGAGTATGCCATTACTTTTCATCCTTACTTTTATAAAAATAATCATCACTGTCACCATACCTACTAAGATTAAAATCATTTTCAACTTGATACTCTCTGGTGCTTACTTTGAAGTCAGGCATTAATGGTTCGTCAGGAGTTAAGCTGTTATCATATATTCTCATTCTATTGTTAGGATACAAACCAAACTGCCCATTCTCTAACTCTATTAGATTATGAGACTTATGCTCTGCAGGTGTTTCACTTGTACTGTAGTCTATAGTATTAACATCTGAATGATAATTATCTATTGTTGCTATATAAGAGCCTTTAAATTTTCCTGCATCTCTTGTGTAAGCTTCAAATGTCATAGAAGATATAAACTGCTTATGTATTGCTACTACACCATAATCCATACAATTCCAAAATTGCAGGTTATGCAAACTAAGATCATTCTCAGGTGTTTCTGGATCTGTTGTAAAAGCACTTATTGGTAGCTTGTCAAACATTGCACCATAATCTGGTAAGTAAGTTTCAAAATAAAAAGCTCTACCCGGCATAGACTTACAAGATATCCATACACCTTTTACAAACTCACCATGTCCATCTTGGTGATCTCTAAGGTATTCTCTTCTTACCCACACATGAATTGCAGGTAAGTTACATATAAGTTGAGACACTTAATATCCTCTATTAAAATTCATACCTTTTGTAGCTGCACCACCACCCTTCATTTTGACGATACCTCCTTTTTTCATGAAACCCATTTTGTTTCTTACAGGAGTGGGCAATTTACCTAGTCCTGTATTGCCTGCAGGCACTGATTTTAAAGCGCCACCAGAATTTTTCTTAAATGTATTTTTAAATTCAGCAACTGATTTGCCAGAAAATCCAATACCTTTTGTTGCTCCTTTAGTGTCAGCTTGAATTCTTTTTCTGTTTTCTGGTCTAGCTCTTTTCTTAGCTTTACCAGTAATGTTAGAGAAAAAATCTCCAATACTGTCGTAAGCAACTTCACCTTTTTTATTAACAAACTTACCTGTGTAGTCTTTAGTAGGACCCATCTTTTTTAAAGTTTCTTTTTTAACTTTTGGCGTAGTTGATTTTTTAATTTTAATTTCTTTTTCTTTAATTTTTTTAATAGGTTCTTTTTCTTTTTTCTCAACGTTATTGCCACTTGCAAGTGCTTGTTTTCCAATAAGACTTGATAAAACAGGAACTGCTACACGACTATTCACGCCTGTTGTTTTAATAGGACCCTTAGGTTTATTGCTTACATTGCTAGTATTAGGTTTTTTAACAACAGATGTATTAGGTTTTTTAACTATTTGTGTGTTTGGCTTATTAGGCTTTGATGTATTAGGCCTTACTGTTGGAGGATTAAATTTGCCACCTCCTTGACCTATAGTGTTTCTTTGTTGTATTTTATTAGATGCACCTCTAGCGCCTTTTACAACTTTATCTCCTATGTTTTTTAAAAATCCTTTTACGCCCGGAACCTTAGATGCAATGCCTCCTATTCTACCTACAGGAAGAAAAGGAAGAACTTTACCAAGGTCTTCAACAATAGATCTTTTATAAATTTTACCATCTTTAACTGTTTTTTTGTCTTTTGCCATTTTTAAGCTCCATAAAATGTGTCGTAAGGTACAAATCTAGCAGACGCACTCTCTGTGTCTTCGCCTGCTGCTAGTTGAAACTGGAATTCGTATTCCTGTTTAAGAGGGGTCACTCTATTTGCCACCTCTGGTCTTTTCATAGCTATATAATAAGCTAGTCCAGAAACCAAACAAGGCACAAATCTAGGTGGTATAAATGATGTTGTTACTCCATCGATGCCTGATGCTATGCCATCTATCCCTGCTATTCTATAATAAGAAAGTGTGTATGATGCGTCTGGCACAGGCCATAAAGTAACGGTTACTGATGATGATAATCTTTGTATAAATATTTGCGTGGGTTTACCAGTAGTATTTTTTGCAGATTGCTTTGCATATGTTGATACACTAACTCTTGTTAAATTAGTATCTGACTGATTTACACCAGTTCCTGTTCTTATTTGATGCTCTACTAAATCAACTGTATCTGCAGCAAGTGTATACACTGATGTACCAGCTGTTATTGCTTGAGTTCCTTCTTCTATTGTCCAAAGATTAAGACCTCTGTTCTGCCATTCCATAGTTAATATATTAAAGCTACGTCTTACGTTTCTAAGATCATTGCCTGTTCTAAGTTCTAAACCAGCTCTTTGATACGCCTCTTCAAAAAGGTCTGGTAAATCTGGTACTACTACTGCCATTTATGTGACCTTTCTATAAGATTTCGTCTTTCTTGCAATCTTTTTTGGCTGTTTAACATTTTGTTTACCTGCTTTAGTTCCTGCACGCTTCTTAGCCGAAGTGGCGGAGTATTCTGCACTAGATAGAGCTTTAATCGCTTTCGCAGGAAGATAACGTTCACCAGTAGCTTTTGGCCCATGTGTCGAAGGTTTACCACTCTTGGTTCTCCATTTCTGGTCTCCCCATGATTTAAGGCTCCTTTGTGATTTTTTTAATCCGCTCATAATATTCCTAAAAGTTGAAATTAACTTTTACTTTTTGCTCATCCAAGCTGTTGTTCCCATATATGCACCAACTATACCAGCACCTGACAGATAAAACAAATTACTTATATCAGATAATGCCTTTACTCTTTCAACGTCAATAATAAACATTGCTAATGTAAAAATACCCATAGCAATTAAAGTTGCCCTTGCCATTCTTAATTGAGCTAATTGTTTTCTTAATAAAGTCTCTGTTTCCTTCATTACTTTAGCGTTTTCTAATTCCTCATCGGTAACTATACCGTCCCCATCTAAATCATAATCATTATATTTGCTATTGTTTTGTAGTGTTTTTTTCATAGGCTTTTTTAATTTCCTCTATTGTTCTATTGCACCCAGTGCAAACTTTCTTTTCATCTAATTTACATATTCCTACACAACTAGTCATTTTGCTATATCCCTTAAACTTTTCATCACATCATCAATATTTGGTATTTTAGAATTTTTATTAACCACACAACGATACTGCTTTGGACAACCAATTCTTATATCTGTGAATTCCATTTCATATGTTCTTTGCGCTCCAACATAAATACAAGCCATCTTATCTTTAAATACTTTCTGCGTTTTTAATCGACAGGTCGTATAAGTCGGAACAACTATTTTTCCTTGCCAAATTTTTTGTTGTCTAGTGTAATCTTTAGCATTAGCTTGTTTATTCCAAAGAAATGCAATTAAAATAAAAAATGCAATAACAACTAAAGATAAAAATATCCAACCAATAACTTCTAATATTTGTTGTCTCATCTTTTGTTGTTTGTATATGGTTTCTTGTCTTTGTTTTCTTATCTGTCCTTCCATAGCAAGAAGCTCATCATACGCTTGAGGACCGTGAGTTAGATTTAGAAACATCTTGAGTTCGTATCTTTGTTCCTCAAGTTTCTTTTTTCCAGCGTACGCAGCCATTGCTGCCTCTTCGATAGAACCTGCAGAAAAAATCTTACCAAACAGGGGAGGGTTTTTGGCTTGTTTTTCTGCATTATCAACATCACTCACAGCCCCCATCCATCTACCAATATCACCAGACATTTGTTCTATGTCTCTGCCCATTGCAAACCCACTCTTAATAGCACTAAATGCCTTACTAGCAACACCTACTGCTATTGATATAGTAACTGGGTCCATAATGTTTCATTCCTTATTTGTAGCCACCACCTGCCTTTTTATAGGCTTTAGCCATCATTTGTGCTTTTCTAGCAGACCATTGACCGGGAGCACCACCTTTGCCACCTGCCTTAACTCTATTAAATATATTTTTTCTTAATGACGGCTTTGTGTAATTGCCTGCTTCGTTAACTTTACTTTTTGTTTTGCCGCCCTCTTTCATCTTTATAGTGCCAAGAGTTTTTGCCTGACCTGCATGTGTCTTAGATGCTTTCTTTAAACCAGAAATAACTTTTTTTATCTTAGCCTTAACTGGTCCGCCTGCTTTCATACCAGAGCTATCATCATAATCATTTGATTTTCTTAGTATCTCTAAATCACCAGCATCGCTTCCTGAAGATAAGAATCCGCCTGTTTTTAATCTTGTAATTTTCATCAAGCTCTCCTGTTAACTTTCTTTGCTGTTTTTGTTCTGGCAAAGGATCTATTAACTGACTTAGGCTTTACTGTAAGATTTTTTCTTTTGTTATCTTTAGGATTGCCATTCTTGTGGGAAACATCTTTGCCATCGCCTTTTGATACTTTGCCTACTTTCTTTAACTTAGCTCGAGCTGTATTTCTACTAGCCCTGTTTACTTTTTGATCTGGCTTTTTATGATAATTATCATATTCACCTTTATAGTTTCGACTGAGCATCTTGTGCTTCCTTTAACTCTTTAATCCAATCATAACCAAATTTACTTTCCCATTGAATATGCTCTGATATAACAGCTTCACAAGCTATACATTTTATAGAATTGTTTTCTGTTTCTTTTATAGCTGTCTTACAAATAGGACATCTTTTGTCAATCATTATACGCCTCTTGTTTTACCTTTTGATGCTATTCCATCTATAGATTTTTTCTTTTTAAGAGAACCGCCTTTTTTCATACCTGCTGCAGGAGTAGCAGGAGTCATCCTATTAGTATTCTCTTTTTCTCCAGACATTTCCATTCTTCTTTTCTTAGCTTTGTCTCTTTGTTGTTTAGCAAATATTGATGCAGGGCCTCCTAAACCACTGCCTCCTACAGCAGAAAGAATACTTGATACAGGACCTTTGCCTTTCATCATGCTATATGCAGGAGAAAACGTTTCTAACAGCTTGCCCATATTAGCTTTAATAACTCCACCTGATTTCTTTTTAGCAACTCTTTTCATTAACTCTGGGCTTTCTTTTTTCATACTTTTAGCGGTATCACTAATAGCTCTTTTTGC